TTTTGCAAGGTAAGTACCTGCAGTCATAGCATCAGATGAATTTCCTTCTAATCCTTGAATTCCCTCAATAAGTTTCTGACGTGCTTCATTATTACCCATTGCCGCTTTACCTGCATCCTTTGCAACACCTAATGCTTCTTCTGCGAGTTTACCAATTGCATCTAGATTCCCTGTGTTTGAAGCACCTGCTATTACTGATGCGAATTTTTCAGTTAAGAAATCTCTTTCAAATGCAGTAACCTGAGTACCAGTTGCATCTCTTAAACTTCTTGGGAATGGTAACTCTACTGAAGATGTAGAATTTTCTTGTACTGGATTTCTTTCAGGTATTAATCCTAAACGCTGATTTGCGCTGAATACAGGAACATCTTCATCAGCTCTTTCGATTGTTGTAGATGCAGCAAACTTACTAAAATCATAATCATGAAAAATCATTTGAAAACTATGAGGTAAAGGTTTAGAAGGAAACGAATAAGTCGTTACACGAGAGTCATTGCTTCTAATATACCTAAGCTGTTCGGGTCTGGCCATAAGAGTCTCTTTTTAAGTAAAATTGTTTTCCATACAGTTTTAATAAATAACTGTGGATATCTTTCAATTATTTATATGGAGTAGTGAAGAGAATATTATGGCATACAAGGGTCGTTTTCGTCCAAAGAATCCAGCTAAATACAAAGGAGACCCGACGAAGATAATTTATAGGTCACTTTGGGAATTTAAATTCTTCAGATTTGTTGATGAACATCCTGATGTTATATGGTGGCAAAGCGAAGAAGTGATAGTTCCTTATAGGAGTCCTATAGATAGTAGAGTACACAGATACTTTCCTGATGTAATAGTGCATAAGAAGAGTCCAGAAGGTAAAATACAGACTATTATGATAGAAATTAAACCATATAAGCAAACGTTACCTCCAGACCCTTCTAAGAAAAATAACACACCATCTGGAAGAGTATCGAGAAGATATCTTAATGAAGTTAAGAATTATGGTATCAATAGTGCTAAATGGAAAGCAGCAAGACAATATTGTGCTGACCGAGGGTGGGAATTTGTAATCATGACCGAAAAAGAATTAGGAGTCAGATAAGTTGGCAGCAAAATCGTTTGAACAAGTATTAAGTGAAGCAGAAAAGCAACCAAGTGGTACAGCACGAGGTGCACAAGTATTTACTGATATTTTAGCAAAAGGCATCCGCGCGGGTGAGGTACCCGCACGTTCGAAGGCCGCACGTGAATGGTATAGAAATGCTGCAATGAAAGTAACACGTGCAGGTTCAGCTGCAACCGGTATCACCGGTGAAACATTCATTCAATCAGCAGGTCAAGAAAGAATACGTGCCGTTGCACAAAGTCGTATGATGATGGGAAGTATGTATACCTTTGAATACGATGCTAAACATAAAGATACGCTTCCATATTATGATAGGTTCCCTTTGATATTCCCAATAAATAAAGCTAAAGGTGGATTTTTAGGAATTAACTTCCATTACTTACCTCCAGTGATGAGAGGTCAACTAATGGATGCTTTGTATGGAATCGTCAATAATAAAAAATACGACGAAACAACAAGAGTTATTGCTAATTACGAATTATTAAATAGTGCTTCTAAATATAGGTTCTTTAAACCAGCAATAAAGCATTATTTAAATAAACAAATTAGGTCAAGATTTATTTACATTAATCCGTCTGAGTGGGATATTGCATTGTTCTTACCAACAGCAATGTTCCAAGGTGCATCTAAACAGAAAGTATATGCAGACTCACGTAAAGCAATACTAAAAGGATAATTAAATGCCATTTAAAATTAGTGACTTTAAAACAACATTAGACAAATATGGCGGACTAGCTCGTACTTCGTTATTTGAAGTACGTATTGACCAATTTCCAGTTGAAACAGGTTCTGGTTTAACAGAACGAGATATTAGATTGTTTTGTAGTAGTGTAAACTTCCCAGGCATTAATATTGAGAACGGACAGTTTACTGCGGTCGCTCAACTTACAACTCAATTCCCATTAGAGATGTCAAGCTCACCTATTACTGCAAATTTTATGGTTGACTCAGACCACCAAGTTTTACAGTTTTTTCATAACTGGATTCAAAGAGTTTTAAACTTTAGTACAAAAGAAGGTTCTTTTTCTGCAATCGACGGAGAATTTGCAACTCAAGGCCAAATGCCTTTTGAAATGGGATATAAAGACGACTATGCATGTCGTATTACAATAAGACATTATTCCACTGAAAGTTTTAGTAATGACGATAAGTATTATGAAGTTGTTTTAGAAAATGTTTATCCATATAGCATTGGAGATTTAGCATTAGACTGGGATAGTCAAAATTCATTCTTAACGATGCCAGTAACTTTTGCATACGACAGAATATGGTATAGTGGTGATAAAACTGGTAAACCATCAAGAAGAACCAATGGTGGATTCTTAGAAACTCTATCTAATTTAGCTGGAGTGGTTGATGTTTTAAAACAGACAAAAGACGCCGGAAGACCTACATCTATACAAGATGCGGTTAATCGATTAACAAGAGTAAGAAATTCTTGGGATAGATTGACTGGCGATTAAATTTATATTATAGGAGAAATATATTATGGCACTGCCAAAAATTGATTTGCCGATTTTGGAGCTTACGCTTCCTTCATCAGGTGAAAAAGTGAAGTACCGACCTTTCACTGTAAAAGAAGAAAAAATTCTTTTGATTGGTCAAGCTTCAGAAGACCCAATGCAAGAAATGCTCGCGGCAAAACAAGTTATTAATAATTGTTTAATTGATGTTGATGTATCTGAACTTGCAGTATTTGACCTTGAGTACGTTCTATTAGTATTACGTGCAAGGTCTGTAAACAATATTGTTGAGTTTAATATTAAAGATTCAGATACTGAAGAACAAATTACATTGACGCTTGATATTGACAATGTATCGATAACGAAAAACGAAGAGCATAGTAAAGAAATTAAAATTAATGACGAGTATACACTCTTCTTAAAGTATCCAACAATAGACGAATTCATTAAGATTTCTACTATTGAAGAAGATGACCCGTTAACGGATTACTTATCATTATGTACATGTTTAGATTTTGTAGCTTCAGAAGATGAAGTACATTATTTTAAAGAGTACGACCAAGAACAAATTGACGCATTTATGGACGATTTGAGTGGTGAAGTAGTTAAAGACATACAAAAATTCTTTGAGACTTCTCCAAAATTGAGGCACGAATTACCTTATACAAATAAGAACGGAGACGAAAAAACATTTGTAATTGAGGGGATGCGCGCTTTTTTTACCTAGCGCTGGTCCATTTGAGGCTTGAAGACTATTATCAAATTGTCTTCAGTTTGGCCCAGCACCATAAATACAGTATAGATGAAATAGAAAGATTGATTCCTTATGAAAGGGATTTATATTTCCAAATGTTAATTAATTGGATAGAACAAGAAAACGAGAAAGCAAAGGCACGATAAATGTCACCAGAAACAGAAGCTATTGTCAATCAGTTAAAAGAAGAGGGTGAAGCACTTCGCTCCAAAGGACCTGACTCTATTAAAGAAGTCAAGGTTGAACTTGCGAAATTTAATGGCGTATTCAATGAGATGTCTCAGGCATTTAAGGGAATTAGTCAATCGTCTGCGGCGGCCGCTTCACTAGCTGAACAAGAAGCAAAACTTCGAGCATTGTCTGATGAAGAACGTCAGAAGTATTATGAAGTTGAAGCTGAAAACGCTAAGAGAGACCAAGAGACTGCGAAGCGTAAATCTATTGCTGATTTAAAAGCACAAAAGAAAGCAGACAGAAATAATAACTCCTTAATTAAATCGATGAAAAGCATTTTTGGTGGTATCGCTGGTTTCTTCAAAAGGTGGGGTAATTTATTAGTTGGTGGTGCATTCGCTTATGAATTCATCGCTGGTATGATTGAAGAACAGTTTGGTGTAGAGATACCAACAATAGCAGATGGCTTTCGAAAACTCGTAGATTTCTTAGGAAAAGTTGAATGGGATAAAGTTGCTGCAGGATTCGCAACAATAGCATCACTTGTAGTTTTAGGAAAAATTCTCGCTGGGGTAGGTTCAGCAGCTTTAGGTATATTAGGACTTAAAAGTCTACTTGGACGAGGTGGAACTCCACCCGTAGTTAATCCAGGAACTGCAGGTGCAGGCGGAGGTAGAAATCAACCACCTCCTAGAACTCCTCCAAGAAACTTTACAATAGATGATGACGGTAATCCAAGAAGTAATAGAACAGGACAATTATTAACAGGTGGTGCTAGAGAAACTGCACTAAGAACAGCTGCCGGTGACAGAGCTGCAAATTCTTGGTGGAATAGAACTAAAAACTCCTTATTAAGAAGTAAAAAGCCAGGAATGGTAGGTGCGGGGATAACTGCAGCAACTGTGATTGGTTTAATAGATGAACAAGAGTTAGAGGCAGCAAATACCGCAGAAGCAGATTTATTAGCAGCAATTGAAGCACGTGATACGGGTATTAGTGATTTAGTAACTGATACAGTAATTAGTGCTGGAGTTGGTGCTGGTACAGGTGCCGCAGTCGGTGCATTGGGAATGGGAGTTGGTGCTGGACCCGGCGCATTAGCAGGTGCTATATCAGGTGCTGCATGGGGATTTGGTACTTCAGCGTTATTAGGAGTTAAGAGATGGTTCGAAGATTCTGGTGAAGGTATTGACGAATTACCTAACTCAGTTGAAGATGCACTAAGAGCAGAACAAGATGCTATAGGTGGAAGTGTTGAAGAACAACTTGCTGCACTAACCGCCGTTAGAGATGCAGCGAAAAAATTCGTCGATGATAACACAGAAGCACTTAACACTTCTATAGAAGAAGTCAATAGTTTACAAGCAATTCTAGACGCAGAACCTAATGCTACTGGAACTTATACAGTAAATGGTAGGTCAGTTACTAAGAGACGTTTAGAAAGAATGATTGCAGAAGCCGAAGAAGATAGAGACCTTCTTCAACGCCAAGTTGATACATCTTCAAATATATTACAGAGACGTAATGAATCATTAGAAGATTATAATAAGAGAGTAGCAGAAGCACAAAGACAACAAGAATTAATTGATAAACAATACCAAGATACAATGACTCCTGAAATGATAGACCTGTCTAATATGTTTGGTATGAGTGGTGGTAATAATGGATTCTCGTATGTAAATAATTCTGGTGCACCTGTTGTTTATAATATCGCGTCATCAAGTGCTCAGAACATGTCATCTGTAACTTCTTATGCAGTTGGTTATGGTGGTGGCGATAGGTCAGGATTCGGCATAGCAATCCCTGGTTTAGTAGGATAAAAAAAGGGGACGTCCTTGTCCCCTCAAAAACCTCGATGTCACGAAGTTTTTAATTTTCTAGAGTACCTTGTAAAAATGCAAGAATATTTCCAGGCGAAGTTTCTCCATAAGGGTCATCTGCACAATCATCAGATTTGCCAGGCTCTTCAAAAACCTTTTCAACTACACCATCATTTACAATCATAGCATATCTCCAAGACCTTTTACCGAATCCTACATTGTCTTTCGCAACTAACATATCCATACCTGCGGTAAATTCACATGAACCATCTGGAATGAATTTTACTTTTTTCACTCCTTGGTCTTTTGCCCAAGCATTCATAACAAAAGAATCATTACAAGACATACAATATATATCATCAATTCCTTCTTTTACGAAATCATCATAACGAGCTTCAAATCCAGGCACTTGGAAAGTTGAGCAAGTTGGTGTGAATGCACCAGGTAGTGAGAATACAATTACTCGCTTACCAGCAAAGTACCAATCGGTATTTGGGTGAGTCCATTCGTATTCTGCAGTTTCCTTATTGAGTTCCCTAACTTTAAAGGTAACGTTAGGTACCTTATTTCCTTCAATAGTCATAATTTAAATTTCCTTTCAATAACATGTTATAAAATCGGGAGAGCATTGCGCCCTCCCGGATTAAAAATTAACCTACCAAGAATTCTTTCTTGTTGTCAATTTTGATTTTTTGTGGTCTTTTATCTTCAGGAATAATCCTTTCGAGTCCAATGACCAACAAACCATTTTTGAAGTTAGCACCAACTACTTTTAAGTCGTCAGCTAATGTAAAGCTACGAGTAAATTTCTTTTGAGAAATTCCTTTGTGTATTACTAAAGTATTATCTTCTGGTTTTTCGTCCCAAGTAGATTTTACTGTAAGTACATCTTCTTTAACTTCAATATCCACATCATTAATATCGAGACCAGCCAATGCAAGTTCAATAGAGAACTTATCACCGTCTTTATTTCTTCTGATATTATAAGGTGGGAATCCTGTTGCTGCGTGAGTTTGTGGGAATTCAACTAATCTGTCAAACACTCTATCGAATCCGACAGCAAAAGGGGTTAAGTGGTTTATATTTAATCCAGTCATTTTTATCTCCTATTAAGCTAGATATTATTATTCGGCCGCTAGTTAGCGCGCCACCATTTTCGTATACCCTCTCGGCGTATACAAAACTTATTTATACAGCTTCTGCGTGTGTTTTAATAAAGTTTTTAATAAAATTACGTACTTCACGCGATGCAGATGTGTCATCATCTTTGCATATCTGTATGAATTCTTTCTTTTGTTCTTTGTTAATCTTAATGATTAACGTGTCATCTTTTTTCATTTTTGTCACCTTTTTGTCACACACATGTAACATTTGATATAAATAAAGTATATACAAAATATTTATAG